GGTGCTGTCGTTCCCACCAGGCTATCTGCGTGCGTTTAAGTACAACTTGGCGATGGAAATTGCCAACGAGTTTGGTGTTGAGCCTATGCCGCAAGTGCAGCGTATCGCCATGACGTCCAAACGTAATTTGAAGCGCATCAATAATCCTGATGACGTGATGTCCATGCCGTACTCGCTGGTCGCCACCCGCCAGCGCTTTAACATCTACGCTGGCAATTATTGATGGAATTTACTCTTCGTTCTCGCTGGATTGAGGTTAACGTGCGCACTAAGCGCATGTACTCGCCTGCGCACGATAAGTTTTTCCCTCCTCAGTTAGCTGCTCGGCTAGGTGATTGGTTGTGGTCTACTGGCAAAGGCTTCCGTAAACTGGGGGGAGCATAAATATGCCTAACGCTTTAATGCCGCCAAGCAAGGATAAGCCTAATAACGCTGCTTTTGCCAATATGTTAGCTTGGCAAAATATGCCTCGTATGCGTCGTGAAGCAGGCGCGCCGGGGTACAAAGGCTTAGGCTATTTTGGGCCGTTGCCTTCAATAGACGCGGAGGGTAAGCCTTCTCAATCTACTGAGTTAGCTGGCGAAATGGAAGGCATTCATTTTCCATTAATGGTTCCTACACTATCTAAAGATGAGTTAGATCATCTATTAGCTGGTAAACCCGCTACGGATACTATATGGAAAAAAGCCTACGAACACGCGGTAATGCGAGGGCGAGGCGCTAAAAGCCCCTTTGCCACGCAGTACGATATGCCAGTTGAAAGACCCAGATGAAAACACCTATCCTTGGCCAATCGTATGTGGCTCGCAGCGTTAACGCTGCGGATAGCCGCATGGTGAACCTGTACCCTGAAGCCACACCGGCGCCAGAAGGTATGGAGCCTGCGTTTTTGAACCGGGCGCCAGGCTTGCGTAAGTTGGCCACCGTCGGCACCGGCCCCATCCGTGGGCTGTGGCAGTACGGCAACTACGGCTACGCCGTTTCAGGCAGCAAGCTCTACCGCATATCAAGCGATTGGACATCGATACCGCTAGGTAATGTCAGCGGCACCGGCCCCGTGTCAATGGTGGATAACGGCACACAGCTCTTTATTGCGGCCAACCCTGACGGCTACATTTACGACGCGTCAACTGAAGAGTACGCCGAAATTACGGATGTAGACTTTCCAGGTGCTGTGACTGTGGGCTATTTGGACGGTTATTTCGTTTTCCAAGAGCCAAACTCCCAGAAATTCTGGACGTCTGAACTGCTTGACGGCACCCAGCTCGACCCGCTGTCGTTTGCTAGCGCCGAAGGTATGCCAGACAACTTGGTGTCGCTGTTTGTCGACCACCGCGAGGTGTGGCTGTTTGGCACCCAATCCGTTGAAGTCTGGTACAACGCAGGCGACACGCCGTTCCCTTTGGCTCGCATCCAAGGTGCGGTCAACGAAATCGGGTGCGCTGCAACCTTCTCAGTGGCTAAGATGGACAACTCGCTGTTCTGGTTGGGGTCAGACGCCCGTGGTCAAGGCGTGGTGTTCCGTGCCAACGGCTACACCGGCCAGCGCATTTCGACCCACGCGGTTGAGTTTGCCATCCAGAGCTACGGCACCATCTCAGACGCAATCGCTTTCACCTACCAGCAAGACGGCCACGCTTTCTACGTGCTGACCTTTCCGACTGCTCAGAAGACTTGGGTGTTCGATGTGGCCACGCAAGCCTGGCATGAGCGCGCCGGGTTTGCTAACGGTCAATTCATCCGTCACCGTGCCAACTGCCAGATGTTCTTCAACAACCAAGTGGTAGTTGGCGACTTCCAGAACGGCAAAATTTACGCTTACGATTTAGATGTGTTTGCTGACGACACGCTGCCACAAAAGTGGCTGCGGTCGTGGCGGGCGCTGCCTACCGGCCAGAACAACTTGAAGCGTACCGCCCAGCACGCCTTGCAGCTTGAATGCGAGACGGGCGTGGGCATCGTGACCGGCCAAGGCAACGACCCACAGGTCATGCTGCGCTTCTCAGATGACGGCGGCCACACATGGTCAAACGAGAAGTGGGCGGGCATGGGCAAAATGGGCAATTACGGATTCAGAGCGTTCTGGCGTCGGTTGGGCATGACTGACAAGCTGCGTGACCGCGTGTACGAGGTATCAGGCACCGACCCCGTCAAGATCGCCATTATGGGTGCCGAACTCGCTTTGTCCGGCACCAATGCCTAACGCCGATAACGAACCGCAGATACCCAAGAATCAGTCGCCGATTACTGACGACCGGACGGGTCTTGTCTCGCGTGACTGGTATCGGTTTTTCCTAAACCTGCTTAACAAGGCCAACCAAGGCGGCGGCGGGTCAGGCACGGTCACATCGGTCAATGTATCGGGCGGCACGACGGGTTTAACGACCTCTGGCGGGCCTGTCACGACCTCCGGCACCATCACCCTGGCTGGTACCCTAGACGTCGATAATGGCGGCACAGGCGCCACTACAGCCTCTGGCGCACGCACTAATCTAGGCGCAGCCGCATCAGGTGCCAACTCGGACATCACGTCGATGTCGGGCGTAACAGGCGGTATCTCGTCGCCCGACTTCATTCAGTTTGACACGACTGCTACCGTCACTGACGCCACTGGCAGGCTGTATTACGACGACGAAGATCAGTTTCAGACGCTGACGTTCCAAATGAACGGTGCGGCAATCCAGCGCATTGGTGAAGAACTGTATTACCGCGTCAAGTTGTCGTCTGCGGCGACCAAAGGCCAAGTGCTGATGTTCACAGGCACACTGGGAGCCAGCGGCGGTCTGACAGCTGCACCGGCCACCGGATTGCTGCCGGAGCAAGCCAATTACATTTTAGGGCTGGCCCACGAAAGCGGCATCACCAACGATTGGGTGTTTGTCACCACGTTTGGTGAGGTCAAACAAATTAACACTACCGGCGGGGCGGAGACGTGGGTGCAGGGCGATGTTCTTTACTACAACCCGTTAGTAACCGGTGGCCTAACCAAATTTAAACCTACCGCACCTGCTGCCATCTGTTCGGTAGCTGCGGTAGTTAACGTAGGTGTGTCTAACGGCATTTTGTTTGTGCGGCCAACCTATGGCTCGGTGCTGGGCGGCACGGACGGCAACGTCAACTTTACGTCGTTGGCCTCCGGCAACACGCTGATTTACGACGCCGTGGCAGGTGTGTGGGAGAACGCCAACCTGACGGCTGGCACGGCCATCAGTGTCACTAATGGTGCCGGGTCTATTACGATTGCCAACACGGGTGTGACCAGCGCCGTAGCAGGCACCGGCATCTCGGTGTCGTCTGGCACGGGCGCGGTAACTATCACCAACACCGCGCCAGACCAGACGGTGGTGTTGACGGGCGGCACAGGCATCAGCACGTCGGGCACCTACCCTAACTTTACGATTACCAACACCGCGCCAGACCAGACGGTGGTGTTGACGGGCGGCACAGGCATCAGCACGTCGGGCACGTACCCTAACTTTACGATTACCAACACCCTACCTGACCAAGTGGTGTCGTTGACCGGGGCGGGCACGACCAGCATCTCGGGCACGTACCCCAACTTCACCATCACGTCGAACGACCAGTACGTGGGCACGGTTACTAGCGTCTCTGGCACCGGTACGGTCAACGGCATTAGCCTGTCTGGCACGGTCACATCCAGCGGCAGCCTGACACTAGGTGGCACCCTGACCGGCGTGGATCTGACCAGCCAAGTAACTGGCACACTGCCGATTGCCAACGGCGGCACAGGCCAGACGACTGCCAGTGCAGCCTTCAATGCTTTGTCACCGGTCACTAGCACGGGCGACTTGATTATTGGCAATGGCGCCAACAGCTCGACTCGCCTGCCGATTGGTGCCAATAATTACGTGCTGACATCGAACGGCACAACAGCAACTTGGGCGGTAGCCAGCGGCTCGGGCGCAACGATTACGAACGACACCAGTACGTCAACGAACGTCTTCCCGACGTTTGCGGCTGCCACGTCCGGTTCGCTGTCGACCATCTATACCAGCAACGCCAAATATCTGTACAAACCCAGCACAGGTGAATTAACATCGGAGCATTTCGTAGCGGGCAATGGTATATTTGTCAATAGTTTAACTATTGATACCAGCTACACAATTGCTGCAGGCACGTCAGGCATGTCAGCTGGCCCGGTAACGGTAGCCAGTGGCACCACGGTGACGGTGTCTAGCGGCTCACGATGGGTGGTGGTGTGAACGCGGTTGAGATATTTAACCCTGACAGTACGGCGGTCGTTACGCCGGAGTTAATGCGGCAGAAAGTCGTGGCGCTGCAGGATGAATTGCTGCAAATGCCGCAGGCTGACATTGTGACGACACACACGTTTTTGCCAGGCGTGTACGAGCGAAAGATTACGATACCGCCGTGGACAATATTGACAGGCGCAGCGCACAAAACGGACTACCGCGTGCGGTTAGAAAAGGGCACAATTGCCGTAAACCGTGACACGGAAGTTGTTGTGCTAACCGCGCCGTGTGAGTTTGATGCAAAAGCAGGTGAGCAGCGCGCAGGGCGAGTGTTTGAGGATGAAGTGGTATGGGTGGACATTTACCCTAACCCAGACGATTGCCAAGATATACCGACGTTAGAAGACAGGCTGTACGTAGTGCCGGAATGTGGGCTAGGCGATACTCGACGCCAATTAGCAATTGAATCGGCGCGCGCAGACTATCAGTTGTTTTTAGCGCAGTTAGGGGTGGATCAACCCACAATGGACGCCATAGTGACCATTGAAAGTGATCTAGTTGATATGCCAGAAGGGCACGATGTAGAGTTAAAAGCGTCGCCAGTGCATGGTATTGGCATGTTTGCTACACGATACTTTTTTGCAGGTGAAGTTATTTGCCCTGGTCGATTGGATGGCAAGCGCACCCCAGCTGGGCGCTACATCAACCACTCGCACGATGCAAATGTAATGCCGTACAAGTTTGGTGATGATTTATATGTAATTGCCTTAAAAGATGTGGGCGTTGGCAGTGAACTTTTAATTAACTACCGCGACGCTGTAGGCACAAATTTTGGCTTTTACTTATCTGGAGAAACACTATGTCAGGATTTATAGCAGGTAGCGTAATTAGTGGCGGCGCGTCTTACGCCGGCGCTAGAGAACAAGCTAAAGCCGCCGACCGCGCGACTGCCGCGCAAGAGCGCGCGTTTAATCGTCAGATTGAACTGCAAGAGCCTTTTCGCCAAGCAGGTGTCAATGCGCTGCCTGAGTTGATTGAAGCCTCTCGCTACACCCCGTTTGGCATGGAACAATTCCAAGCAGATCCCGGCTATGGTTTTCGGCTTAAAGAAGGGTTGCGCGCGCTAGAGAATAGCGCGGCTGCACGCGGCGGTTTGCTATCAGGTAATGCCATGCGCGGGTTAACGCGCTACGGCCAAGAGTTAGGGTCGCAAGAGTTTGGTAATGCGTTCAACCGCTATCAAGCCGAACGCGCGGCTCGTTTAAACCCGCTGCAAAGTTTAGCGGGCATGGGGCAATCTAATGCGGCAACTATGGCGCAACAAGCAGGTCAGTATGGTCAGAACATGGCTGAAAATGCTTACATGCGAGGTAATATGCGCGCGTCTGGGTATGCAAACGTAGCCAACGCATTAACGGGTGGTCTGAGTGGGTACTTAAACCGGCAACAGACTCAAGACTGGATGGATCGCGTACTCCCCCTAAAAACACCCGCTGCTCAAACGCCTTATACAAATACGTTTATGTTTCAAAATGATGTGAGTAATTTTGAAGGTATTCCGGGCATGGGAGGGGGTTAAATTATGGCCGGTATTGACTACAACATCTTAGGGCAAATTAAACCGATTCAACTTGAATCGCCCATAAACGCTATGACGCAAGCGTTGCAGTTGCGCGGTTTGCAAGAGTCTTCGCAAATGAATGCGTTGAAAGCGCAAGAGTATCAACAACAGCAGCAGGAAAAAAATGCGCTGGCTAAGTTGATAGGCAGCGGCATACCTTATGGATCAGATGAATTTTTTAATAGGCTTTCTGTTGAAGCGCCTAGTTATGTTGAGCCGATTGCTAGTGCCGTAGAAAAGCGCCGAAAATCAGAATCGGAACGGCAGACAGCGCTTTTAACCCAACAAAAACGCGAACAAGAGAAGGAAGAAGCTGAAAGAAAAACTAAAGAAGCTAGGCGCGGGAACGCATTTCGCTATATTGCTAACGCACAAGATTTTGGCCAAGCAGCTAGTTTAGCTGAACGGTTTGTACGAAATGGCGATATCAGCCGTGAAGAAGCAGACGATATGTTAGCGCCGCTGTATGCTTCAGGGCAGCCTGACATGAATCAGTTTAGAGCTAACGTTCTGACCGGCCTGTTGCCTGCAGAAAAAGTTTTTGAAGAGCAACGCGCCGGCGAAAAACAAGCGCAAGACAGGGCTAAATTTGAGTCTGAAAATTTAGATAGATATTTAGCTAGATTTAATGCAGTGTACAACCCAGCTTTAATTTCAACTACGGATAAAAAAGTAGGCGCCGCGCAAATCACGCAGCGGATAAGGGCGCTATATAAGCATCCCGTATTAGGAAAAGAAGCGGCAGCATTTATGCCTGAAGAAGAGGCCATAAAGCAACATATTGAGAACTATAACCAAAACGCGGAAAACTACATCGCTACGATGATGAACATGTCGGGCAAAGACATATTAGAAGCCCGCCAAAAATCACAAGAGCGTACTGAGCAACAGATGGAAGAGGCGTTTCAAGAACACGTCTTTGAATCAGCAGCAAACAATAAGTATCCAATGACAAGATCGGAGTTCCGCGCTGATTACTTGGCTAAATTGAGATCACCCGCTGAAGCACCTGCGGTTGCTGCACCCGCTGCTGAAGCACCTGCGGTTGCTGCACCTGCGGTTGCTGCACCTGAAGCTGCGCCTGCCGCTGCGCCTGCCGCTGCGCCTGCCGCTGCGCCTGAAGCTGCGGTTGCTGCGCCTGAAACTACAACGGACGCTGCACTGCCAAGTGTAGGAGCTACATACGGCTTTCCCGGCGTAGATCGTCGAGTGGCAAGTCTGCTTATAGCACAAGGTAAAGAAGGCAGACTTGAGCTTGCAAAAATGTTGCAAAACGAAAACAGCCCTGCGAATGTTGCCAAGAGAAAATTGGATAGCGATCGACTGTTAGCTGATATTGAGCACAGACGTGCAATGGAAGACATTGCACGGCGCAGCGAAAATCGTCAACAAGACGAAGCAAAAGAACGGCAGCGCCACGCTAAAGTTATGGAAGGTATAGCAAGAAATCAATACTACCTGCAAGCGGACAAAGTAAATCAAGTTGCCACGACGCAAGTTGACGATAACGGCAACGTGACGCTTTTTAATGGAAGAGGTCAAGAAATACGCAGAATACCTAACGTTGGTAAGCGTAGCCCGAACGTAATTAAAGCCGAACAGGCAAGGGCAGAAGCTTTGCGCACTATTGAGTCTTTGATTCCTGATGTAGAGGAGATGATTAAAAAAGACGGGCTGCTTGACCAATCCACCGGCAGCGGCGCAGGTAGGGCGGTTGATTTTGCCACAGAATTTTTTGGTTATGCTACTGCAGGCTCTATTGCTTCAAGTAGGTTGGAGCCTATCGCGGCCATGATTACCATGACCGTACCGCGTTTTGAAGGCCCGCAATCTGAAGCCGATCGTAAGTTTTATGAGCGTGCTGCAGGTGATTTAGCAAACCCACTATTGCCCGCAGAAAAACGTAAAGCCGCTGGCGAAATTGTTTTGAGGTTTATGAAACAACATAAAGGTCAGTTTATTTTGAAAGGCTCGGAACTTGACGCAAGTGGTGGAGGTAGAGTTGAACCCCCAACAGGTTATGTACGGGATAAATAATAATGGCTATTGAAACTGCGACTAACCCTAAAACTGGCGAACGAGCTGCGTTAGTTGATGGTAAGTGGCTGCCTATTGAAGATACGGCTACGAACGCAGAAGGCAAAAAAGCCTATCGTATCGGCGGCAAATGGATGCTTGACGAACCGCCGCCAGCCGCACCCGAATTAGCTCCGGCGGTTAGCGAAGTGCCTGGCCCCCGCGTGCAACCACCTCCGTTTGCCAAAGATTACCCCGGCCTATATAGTGCTGCGCAAACTACACGGCAATTTCTTGGCCCGACATTGGAGGCGGGCAGTGCAATAGCGGGTGGTTTTTTTGGGGCACCAGCTGGCCCCGCCGGCGTTGTTATGGGTTCGGCTGGCGGCTACGGGCTAGCGTCAGGTTTGTTGCGTCAAGCTGACATTGCGTTGGGCAACCAGCCTGAGATGACCCCAATGCAAGGTATTGAGGCAGGTACCCGCGACCTGCTAATGGGCGCTATTTATGAAGCTGGCGGTCAGGTTGCAGCGCCTTATGTTGACAAAGCGTTGCAGCTGGGTGGGCGCGGTTTGGGCTGGCTGTTTGACACTTTGACCGGTCAGCTTGGTTCGCAAAAGGCTGCCAAGATTCTGCGTGACTCGTTGGGCGTAGATGTGGCCGCCGCCCGCGCTTTGGCGCGTGAGGGTGGAAGTGAGTTAACTGCCGCGCAGTCAATCGCAAGTCTTGCATCACCAACTACGCAAGCGCTTTTAGCTAAATATGCCAAACGCGACCCACGTTTTCAGTTAATAAATGAAGAATTAGAGCAAGCCGCGCGCATTAACCAGCTTGCTGAAGAGGCTGGCGGCGCAACGCAAGCAAGCGCTAGAACCGCAAGAGGGGAAGCTAAGAACGCGCTGCGTAAGCAGTTGTTGCCTGAGCTAGAACAAGCTATGTATAACGCTAATTTGGCGGGCACGTTAGAGCCCCAGCTAAGAGCGCAAGCCGAGCGCATGGGCGCTGTGGCCGCCGAAAAAGCGGATCAAGTACGCCGCTTTTCAGCCGTACCGCCGGGCGTAATAAAACAAGAGCCTGTAACAGGTTTAGTGCCCGCAGCAGAGGCGGCAGTGCCTGCAGGCACGCGCTTGCTGGAAAAAGGCCAGCAAAAATCTATCGAACTTGGCCGTCCGGTTAGTACAGGTCGTTTTACTTACGAGGGTGAGTTGGCTAAACGCGCCGATGAAGTAGCAGCACAAGCCGCCGAAGGCTCGCTGATATTTGGTGAGGCTTCACGCTTTGCGACCGCCGCAGCGGACAGCTTGGCAGCGCATGGGTACAAGCCACTCAAGACTGACAAAGTAATTCAAAACATTGATAAGCTGTTGACTGACGTTACGTTGGCTCCTGGTGCGAGGGATTTGACGCGTTTGCTGACAATGGCGAAAAACGATATTCTTAAGTGGACAAACGCAGGCGGCGTTATTGACGCGTATGCGTATGAGACGCTTCGTAAAAATTTAGGTGCTAACGCGCGTAAATTAGCTCCTAACGATCCAACAGCACAAAAAGAACTCGCAGCTAAAGTTACCGCTAGTGTTGGGCCGATGATTAGGAAAGCAATTGAAGATGCGGGCGGCACCGGTTACGGCGCCTATTTGGATGCGTATTCGGCAGGCTTAAAAGCGGTCAGTGAAAAAAAGCTGTCGGCTGAAGCATTGCAACTGTACCAAACCGACCCGTCGACTTTTGTCAAATTAGTGGAGGGGAACAACACTAAAGCGGTTGAAAAAATATTTGGCTCCGGCAGCTACGACGTCGCTAAAGAAATGAGCGAAGCTGCAATGTCAAAGCTTACCAAACTTGCTGACGAAGTTAAACGAGATAAGCGCATATTGAAGCAAGTCGAGATGGGGCATGATGCATTAGTCGAACTGTTAGATGCAAATAAATCGCGCTTTCGTTTTCCTGACTTTGCATTTAACCGCGCCACTACGGCGGGCAATACCACGCTTGACGAGCTGTCGCGCCGGTTAGGTAAAAAAGTAATGGATAGGTTGACCGAGGCGTCTAAATCCGGCAAGAATATGGCGCAGTTAATTGATACATTACCTGCTGCCGAGCGCACTACTGTACTGCGCGTTTTTAATAACCCGCAGGAATGGGCGGTAATTCCAAAAGAAGGGCGCGGGGCTGTGGTCAACGTGTTAGCGCCGGAAAACCGAAACAATTTGAGGAAATAAATGGCATCCCTAACCCCAACACCCAAGCAGCAGTTCTTCGATGCCAACGGTAACCCGCTGGTAGCCGGTAAGGTCTACACCTACGCCGGCGGCACAACGACACCGATTGCGACCTACACCGACCAAGCAGGCGGCACGGCCAACACCAACCCGATCATCTTGGACTCGCGTGGTATGGCCAACATCTGGCTGCAGCCAACGATCGCGTACAAGTTCTTAATCACTGACAGCAACGACGTCACCCAATACACCACGGACAATATCCTAGTGCCTGTGGACAACCTGTCGTTCGGCTCGCCGCCTCCGATCGGTGACGTAGCGCCTAACACGGGCGCGTTCACTACCCTGTCGGCGACACAAGATGTCACCTTCTCCGGCTTTGGCTACGTTCAGATGCCTGTGGGTGCAACGACTGACCGTCCAGCCACGCCAGCTGAAGGCATGTTCCGCTATAACAGCACGCTGGATCTGTTTGAAGGCTTTAGCAATAGCCAGTGGGGTCAGGTGGGCGGTGCTGCGGGCGCGACCGGCGGCGGCAACGACGAGGTCTTTATCGAAAACGACCAGACGGTTACGATCAGTTATACAATTCCGGCTACCAAGAACGCCATGACCACCGGCCCAATCACGTTGGATGCTGGCTTTGTTGGCACGGGCAGTATTGCAGGCACGACGCTGACGGTCGACACGGCGACCTCCGGCCTGTTGGGCGTTGGGTCGATTGTCGCAGGTGTCAACGTAACGGCTGGCACAACGATCGTAACGTTGGGCACCGGTACCGGTGGTATTGGCACTTACGAAGTGGACATCTCGCAGTCAGCATCGGTAGATGCGATCACTGCGGCGGTGATTGTCACCGTCTCATCCGGCAGTCGCTGGGTTGTTTTGTAAAGGATAAATCATGGCATCTTTAGTTCTTTCAGGCGACACCAGCGGCACGATTACGGTGTCTGCCCCTGCTGTCTCTGGCAGCAATACGCAGACGTTGGTTGCGACCACAGGCACGCTGGCTCCGATTGTGTCGGGCACGGTGGTCACTACTACTGGCGGCACTAGCATTGATTTTACTAGCATTCCATCATGGGTAAAACGAATTACGGTAATGTTTAATGGTTTAAGTCTTAGCAGCACATCTACCCTTCGATTTAGGTTAGGGACGGGAGGCGTAGTTGAAACTTCAGGTTATGTAGGTACAACCATTAACTCAGCAGCATCGCCGACAGTGCAGTCGTTTACCGCTGGTTTCGATATGTATGGCGCTTTGACTGCGGCAACAGCCGCTTATGGTGCAGTAACATTTTCACTGATTGGCAGTAACGCGTGGGTTGCAAACGGAATAATAGCGACATCTTTAGTTGGTGCAAACTCAATTTCTGGCACTAAAACGCTTGCCGGTACGCTAGATATGATTCGAGTTACGACGGTTAGTGGTACAGACACTTTCGACGCCAACGGCGGCGTTAACATTCTCTACGAATAAGAGGACATCATGGCTGGAACTATCGTAGCAGATCAACTAGAAGCCGCGTCGACAAGTACGCTGGTGCTAAAGAACGGTGTAGCGAACACGCCACCAACCATTCAGGATAGCGCAGGTACGCAAATTGGTACGTTCTGTCGTGCGTGGGTGAACTTTAACGGCACAACGAACACAGGCGGCTTTTGTACGATTGCCGGTTCGTTTAATGTAACGTCGGTTGCGGATAATGGTACGGGCGATTACACGGTAAATTTTACCAATGCAATGCCAGATGCAAATTACGCTACTTTGGCAACTGCTGTTCAAAACTCTAGTGCTTCATCATCAAACAGATCAATCGGGGTTTATGTAGCTACTGCTGGGGCTGAAACCTCTACTTCTGTTCTTGTTGGTTCTGTACGAGTTTTAATAATGGCTAGCACATCATCTAAAGTAGATCAAAACCCAGTTAATGTTGCAATCTTCCGTTAAGGACAACCATGAAACTAATCATCTACCCTAACGACACCATCGGCATCTGCGTCCTGACTCCTGCACCTGAGTGCGGTCTGAGTATTGAGGAGATTGCTGCTAAGGATGTTCCTGCTGGCAAGCCTTACAAAATCATTGATGCGGCTGATGTACCTGCTGACCGCACCTTCCGTAACGCTTGGACGGCTGACTTTACTGAGGTGACTGAATGATTACGATTGACTTCGCTAAAGCGCAAGCGATTACCAAAGACCGGCTACGTGCTGAACGTACACCACTCCTAGCTGCTCAAGATGTGGCATTTCAACGTGCGCTAGAGTCTAATGGCGATACGGCTGCGGTTGTGGCTGAGAAGCAGCGCTTGCGTGACATCACGGCTCAAGTGGACACCTGCACGACTTTAGATGAACTGAGGGGGCTGTCATGCCAGTAGTTATTGATGGTACAAACGGCGTTAGCTCGCCAGACTTTGAAGTTGATGGCGTAACGGGTCAGCTATACCCGATTGTGTCGGGTACGGCTATTACGCTGACTAATCAAACTGCACCAGCGTTTACTGGCATACCGTCGTGGGTTAAGCGTATTACCGTAATGTTTAATGGAGTTAGTACAAGTAGCACAGGAAACCCTTTAATTCAGTTAGGTGACGCTGGCGGGTATGAGATTACAGGGTATGCGGCAACGTCAACAAACCAAAGTGGCACTGTTGCATCCTATACGTCTGCGTTTGGCATAAATAACGCAAGTGCTGCTGCGGTGTTACATGGCTCTGTAATTATATCTTTGTTAAACGCAGCTACTAATACTTGGGCAATTCAAGGTGCAATTTGTGCTTCTGCGCTAGGTGGTTCGTATTACGTCGCAGGTGCTAAATCATTATCAGACACACTAACCAGTGTTCGCCTTTACATTGACGGAACTCAGTTTTTCGACGCTGGCACTATCAACATTCTCTACGAGTGACGCATGGATTCGCAAGTGCTTTTTAATATCGCTGTTGCGATTGCCGGGTTCTTCGGCGGCTGGATTCTAAACAACATTCACCGCTCGATCGACCGGTTAGACACAGACGTGCGTGCCATGCCCCACGTCTACGTCACGCGTGAGGACTACAAGGACGACATGCGCGAAGTCAAAGAGATGCTGGGCAAGATATTTGACCGCTTAGAGGCCAAGCAGGATAAATGATCGATCCGGTGACCATCGGCTTGGCCATTGCAGGCGTCAAGGCGGTTGTCACTGGCGTCAAAGAAGCGGCTGCACTTGCCAAAGAAGCGTTTGACGAGATTAACGGTGCAGTCGAGTCTGGCAAGACCTTGGCCGACTCTATGTCGGGCGTCACTAAGTTCTTCTCAGCTGCCGGCAAGTACGAGACCAAACGCAGTCAACTTGAAGAGGCCAAGGTTGCCCAAGAGGCGGCAGTTGCCAAAGGCGAGCCGGCGCCCGACTACGTATCAGATGCTGAGTACGTCATGGAGCTGATGATTATTGATCGTCAGATCAAGCAGTATTACGACGACATCAAGCACATCTTCACCTACCATTTTCAAGAAGCCGGCATGTGGGATGAGTTCTGGCAGCGCATGGGTAAGCTGCGAGCCGAACGCGAGGCCAAGGCCGAAGCAGCCAGGCAGGCTGAGACAGAAAAGCGCCTGCATGAAAAGACCTTAGAGATGAAGAAGCGCCGCGAACGGCAGCGCCTAATAGATAGTGTTGAAACAGTAGGTGCAGGTATCGTTATCGTCATTATTATTTTGATGTTCTGCTGGGCTATACGGTGGATGTTCCAACAAGGAGGTTGACATGCTAGGACTTGACGCGCTGCTGGGTATTGGCGGCAAACTGATCGACAAACTGATTCCTGACCCTGAACAGAAGGCCAAGGCGCAGCTAGAACTCGCCAAGATGGCGCAGGACGGCGAGTTGGCCAAGATGGCCAACGAGACCGACTTGTACAAGTCGGAACAAAACAACCTGACCGACCGGCTAAAAGCCGACATGGCCAGCGACAGCTGGCTGTCTAAGAACATCCGCCCGTTGACGCTGGTGTACATCTTGGTCGCCTACATGGCGTTAGCGATCCTTGACGCTGCGCTGGTTGATATCGCCGACTCGTTCGTCGAGCTGCTAGGTCAGTGGGGCATGCTGGTGATGTCGTTCTACTTTGGCGGCAGAACGCTTGAGAAGATCATTGATATGCGAGCGAAAAAATGAAAGAGAACTTCGACGAAGCCCTTAAAGCAATCCTGAAGCACGAAGGCGGGTTTGTTAATCATCCCAAAGACCCAGGCGGCATGACGAACTTGGGTGTCACCAAGAAAGTGTGGGAAGAATGGGTCGGCAAAGCTGTTGGCGAAAGCGAAATGCGGGCGTTGACCCCGGCTATAGTGGGGCCGATGTACCGCAAGAAATACTGGGATGCGGTCAAGGCCGACGAGCTGCCAACGGGGCTCGACTATCTGATGTTCGACTTTGCGATCAATGCAGGGCCAGGCAGAGCGATCAAAACCATGCAGAAAGCGATCGGAACGACCCCTGATGGCGCCATCGGCCCCAAGACCATGCAAGCGTTGAAAGACGCCGATCAGAAGGACTTGATCGCTAAGTTCAGCATGGAGAAGGAGCTGTTCTACAAGGCGCTCCCGACGTTCGCAACCTTCGGCAAAGGCTGGATGCGTCGGGTAGCAGAGGCGCAATCACATGCGGTGACGATGCTGGCGTAATTGGCGGCAGACCTCACGATCTCGCACCGACATGTCAGGCGCAAACTCGGCCACACCGCACTCAGCGGCGGTAGGCCGGGGCTGCTCTGGCACAAAGACCGCCAGAAAGCCCACCGTGGCCACCACGATGGCGGCGTAGTAGATAAGGACGAGTTCTTTCATACGCTCAAGAGCCGGCCAAACAGTTTAACTAGCGGCGACTCATAGTAGGGCTTAGCGCCCAACATGATGTCCTGTACAAACCGCTCCTCTGGGGTTGAAGGCCGCGAATAGAACTGCGGTATGTAGTGCGCGCCAATCTTGGGTGGCTCTTCCTTAATAAAGTATCCATCACGTAGCATTGTCTTTCCTCCTATCTTCGTTTGCGCGGCGAACGTCAACGCCTTTCTTTTTTATCAACGCTGCCTCGTCATTAGTATAGATCGATTTCTCCACCATTACGTTACCTGCAACCCACACCTCTGCTGAGTAGGCATTGTTCTTGCATGATGGGCACCTGCGTTGCCGCCGTACGCCGCCTGGCTGCTGGATGGTGTTTACAACAACGGTCTTACTGCCGCAGTGCTGACATTTCATAAACGTATTGCCTTCGCCATAATCTCCAGCCGTTCACGGGCGTCACGCAGTGCGCAGTAGCGCTGGTGCAGGCGCTGCAGATGAGAGCTGCGGCGCTCGTTCAACGTCTCATGCGTCAGTAGGGCGAACACCTCGTCTTCTGACAGCGACGACAGAACGTCATTCAGTGCGCGCCAGCTTTGCTTTTTCATCTTGTATCCTTTGTTCTATGTCATTAACCTGCTGCAGTGCCCGCTCAAACGCTTTGGCCATCTGGTTTAGTTCCTTCTGGCGTATGCGCTCCTCGGTCTGCGCGGCCTTTAGTTTGGCCTTCCAGTAGTCAATTCTTTTCACGTTGTTCGGCCTCCAGCTCACGCAGATCGTTAGCAACGTCTGAGACGCCATGCCAATCGGATCTAGCGATCATGACGTGCAGGTAGTCGATCAGAATCTCACGCTGCGTCTCATACTTGGTAAAGTCCATCATTTTGCATCCTCCTTGGGTTTGGTAAATCGAGAGATCGGGATAATACGCTTGCTGCCGTCCAACATTTCAATGTGCACGAACCCCTGCGAGGCCGCCCAGCAGCCATAGTACGCACGGTTTAGCCCGTCGATGTCGAAGGCCATCTTCATGCCGTGGCACCAGCTAGGGCGGTCTTGGGTCAGCACGGTCTGCACACTGATGTCGTTCGTGTACGTCAGGTAGTCGGGCGCAGCAGCCACCGCGGGTGCCGCCAGTAATAAAAGTAGGTATTTCATTTCAGTGCCTCCATCGCTATGTCGGAAATTGCTCGTTTGTCGTGCAGGGCTGCCCAGATCTTTTCGTCAACTGTCTTCTCGGCGAGTAGGATATAGACCCAGACGTCGTGCAGTTGCCCGGAACGGTGCAGCCGTCCAACGGTTTGTTCGTACAGCTCCAGGCTCCACGGCAACGACAGAAATACCATGTGGCTTCCCCCGTGCTGTAGATTAAGTCCATGTCCCGCTGACTTAGGATGGACGGCAAGGAGTTCGATTTGTCCGGCGTTCCATCGTTTGATGGCGTCGGTGTCGTCGAGGGTGGCAAGCCTTGGATAGCGGCGACGAAGTTCTGCCACCTCTTCCTGAAACTGGTAAACAATGAGCGTATTCGCATGTTGGTTCTCCTCCAGTAATTCGTCTAATCGATCAAACTTGTGACTGCTAAACCACACCGCCGTCTTACTGGATGTGAACTGACCCGGCACGGCAGACGCTACGCGGGTGCTGTCGTAAACAAAGCCGGACGCCATCTGTTGCAACTTTGATGTAACGGCAGCAGCGTTAGCCGCTAAAATCTCAGCCGTTGGAAACTGCACCACGAAATCACGCTTCATTTTCTCGTATGGCGCGCGGTCGTCCAGCTGGCTGCGCAGCTCGACCACATGACAGGGTGGCAGCTTGTCCTTGTAAACGCCCGGCTCCAGTACGAACGTCGCTGGCTTGATGCGCTCCATAACCAGCGGCAGGGCACCTGGGCGTGGCAACCACTCGCCGAAGTCGCGGTTCATACATACAAAGTATTGCTGCAGGAAGGCGCCTTTGGCACGGCCTAAGAGCTTCTCATCGACGATCTTGCACTGACCGAAGACGTCTTCCAGGCCGTTACTGGTGAACGATCCGGTCAGACCCCAGCGAATCTTGAACTGGTCGATCACTTTGTGCAGTGCTTTGAAGCGTGTGCCTGACGGGTTCTTCAGTTTGGTCAACTCGTCGAACACGATCGCGTCAAAATCAGACAAGTCCTGCTCGGCTAGCCACTGGATGTTGTCGTAGTTAGTGACCACTACGGCTACGAACGAGCGCAGTGCTGCCGCTCGATCTTTAGGCGCGCCCACGGCCACGCGGTGGTCTAACTCTGGCGCCCACTTGGGCACCTCGATCGGCCATACATCCGTGCAGACACGCTTAGGTGCCAAGACAAGAAAGCGTGACGCGTAGCCGTCCTTGACCATCGCCTGCATAGCGGTCAGTGTGATGGCCGTCTTGCCTGCGCCCACGGGCGCCAAGATCATCGCCCGGTCACGCTCGTACAGGAAGTCAGCTGCTTCATCTTGGTAAGGTCTAAGCTGCATCGTTGCCTCTGGCGCGGATAGCTGCGGCGGCCTCTAGGTATGTCTTCGCGTTAAACGCAATCACAGCACACGCCTCGCGTTCTGCTGCCAACAGCCTGCCCAGCTCGTCAACGGTTAGCGTCACCATGTCGTTATGCATAGGGTCGACCTTGTCTTTGTCAGCAACTTCGCGAACCATGTGCAGGATGTCATCTCTCTCTAATCCACTCATCAATCATCTCCTTCGACCATAAACAGGCGTAGTTTTGTTTTAAGCGCAACACGTCGTTGCGAAATATCTTTTGCAGCTCTGACAACCGACCACCTTTGGTTTTCAATTCGACAAACCATGTGCTGCCATCAGGCATACAAGCGATGCGGTCACTTACACCGCGCTGGTTGACTGACCTGAACTTGTACGTCTTGCCGCCAGCACGCTCGACCGTCCAAACAAAGTAGTTCTCGATTTCTTTTTCTAACATGCTGCGAAATATAAGGCATCAAAAAGTATTTGACAAGGATTATTTTAGGGTCTACAGTCGAGGCTCAATCACTACACGGGAGTACAGTTCAATGTCACATTCCAATATCGTCGGCGGTAGCACCGCCAAACGCGTCATCAACTGCCCGGCATCAGTCAAGCTAGTGCAACAGATGCCACCACAAGCCGAGTCCGAACACGCAGCACGCGGAACTCTTTTGCATAATGTCATTGCCGAACTCTTGGAGTTCGACAAGCGGCCAGAGCAGTGCTTGGGCGCGCAGTACAAAGATCAGATACTCACACCGGAGCTACTCGATGAAAAGATTATCCCCGCTCTTGCGTTACTCGACGAAGTCGATCCCGAAAAAAAGATGGAGTACATGGTTGAAACCCGAGTTGCCTTTGGCGATTTTCTGCCTGGTGTCTTTGGTAGCACTGACTTACTTGGGCGTAAAGGTAAACGCGCGATCGTTCTTGATTGGAAATTTGGCGATGGCGTACTTGTGGATGCTGAAAACAATCCTCAGCTCTTATTTTACGCAGCAGCAGCCATGAGAACGCCAGCTGCGCAATGGGTGTTCGAAGGCGCTGAAGAGATCGAGTGCGTCATTGTGCAGCCGCCATCGATTCGCCGTTGGGTGACAACACCTGCGCGCATCAAAGAGTTTGAGCAAGAACTCTTGTACGCTGTGCGTCTTTCATCATGGCCAGAGGCGCCGTTTGCAACCGGCGACCACTGCCGCTGGTGTGCGGCAAAACCCATCTGCCCACGCATGACCGGTGCAGCTGATCGTGCATTGAAGGTGCAGCTCGCAGCGTTGCCGGCAGAACAGATCGCAACGCAGCTGCGTCAGGCTGATATGCTGGAGGATTACATTAAAGAGCTGCGGGCGCTTGCGTTCCAGATGCTTGAGAACGAGCGCCCCGTGCCAGGCTACAAACTGGTCGCCAAGCGTGGCACACGCCAGTGGGTGGACGAGGCAAGGATTGAAGCGTGGGCGGATGCGAATGGCGTAGAAGACGCCTACGACACAAAAATTAAATCGCCCGCACAGCTTGAAAAAGTCTTGAAAAAGACTACACTAGATTTCCCGTCGGATTTGGTTGTATCGATCTCGTCGGGGAGTACGTTGGCACCGGAATCTGACCCGAGGCCAGCGGTGTTGCAAATTGGTCGCCAGCTTACGGCGGCTTTAAATAAACTACAGTAAAGGAAACAATCATGTCTAATCTAGTAAACTTTCAGAGTGCAAACCTTCCTTCAGTAGATTCGATCGCTACTGCGTTGCGTTCGGTTGATATTGACGTTGGTGCTGGCGGCACGGTTATCCTGAAAATGGACAAGACCGGTCACTGGGTGTTTGGTGCAGACCAAACCGAAGTTGATGAAGACGCAACGTGGGCAGTGAATCCCTATTCGTTTACTCACGGCTACATTGCGTGGGGCGGCGACGATACTCCGGCAGCAGGCACCGTGCTTGGTGAGATGATGGCGTCGGTGTCTGACCCGTTACCGGAAACACCTGCAGCGCCTGCGCATTCAACGTTGGGCTGGCAAAAGCAAGTGGGTATGTCACTCAAATGCTTGAGCGGCGAAGATGAAGGTATGGAAGCACGATACGCTGCTACCTCTGTGGGAGGTAAAAAAGGCTGGCAAAACATCGCTATCGCTATTGCAGAGCAAGTGAAGAAAGACCCAAGCAAGCCTGTGCCAGTGATTCAACTTGTCGCAGAGCCGTACAAACACAAAAAGTACGGAAAAATCTTCAACCCAATTTTTAAGGTTGTTGATTGGATGTCGATGGATGGTGAAGTAAAAGCAGAAGAAGCCGAAGCTGAAGAAGCGCCTGCAGCCGAAGCAGCACCTGCCCGCCGCCGTCGCGGCTAAGTAGCATGGGGGAAAGCGGATGCCGGGCGGTTGACGGACGCAGCGAGTACCCCACCTTTTCTATGACCCCGGTCATCTAATCATCAGG